GCTTTATCCGTACCCGGTTGCAGATGCCGGTCAAAATCCAACAAATGCTAAGGCTTACCTTGTTCAGGCTCCTGGTTCTTCTGCGGAGATTCTGTACACCAATATTCAAGATTCGTACAAGTTTGCTGTGGATGATGAATTGATTATTGACGGTGGTTCTGCTGGTAATGTTGAAATTCAAAGTATGGCAAACACTGCACCCGCTGATGGGGATGTGTACACTTTGACTTATGCAGGAGTAACTCTTACAGGTACAGCACTTGAAGAGGGATCGCTTGCAACCGCTGATTTAGTGGCTTCACTTATTGCCGGTACTAATTATTCAATTATGCCATTTACATTATCTGCTGGTTCTTCTGCTGTCACAATCACTTTTAAAGAAGTTGGTAATGTGGATACTGTAGTTGCTGGTAAATCTATTGGTGACGGTACACCGGCTGTTTCTGTAAGTACCCCTGGCCTTGCCGCGGATGCTACAACTACTACCGCAGAAAATCTTGGACCAATCAAGTCAATTGATAGAACTGCTGTTAATGGTACTCAGGCGGCAATAACAACGACAACTGCTGTTACCACCCATGCTAATTTTACAGCCGCTCTTTTTGGTAATGTTTATGTCAAGAGTGCTGATGAAGCATCAACACCTTTTGCAAAAGCAAAATTCATCATTGATGCGGATGTTGATTCAGGAGAAGGTGAGTTCGCCGTTGGGGCACTTACTTCGGTTGTCATATCTAATGCTGTTCTGTATACTACTTCCTTGATTGGTTGTGATGCCGCGGCAAAGACGGATATGGGTACAGTTGATGATGGACGTTTTACAATACTGAAATAAGGAGGGCACAAATATGAAAGGTTCTGAAGGTATCCCTTCTCTGAAACTGGAGACTTTGAACAAGCTTATCTCTAAGATGGATAAAGCACCAGATATGTTCTTCTCCAATTTGTTTCCGACGGTTCAATATGATTCGGATACAATACGATGGGAAATTGAGTATGGTTCTGCTGGCATGACGCCATTTGTTGCTCCCGGTACAGTAGCTCCTGCAGTTGGAGTTGATGGTACTGGAGAGGCGAGTGCTAAAGCGGCATTTTATAAAGAAAAAATGTATTTTGATGAGGAATTCCTGAATAACATGCGGGAACCTGGTTCATGGGCAACTTATCAAGCGGCAGAAAGAAAGCTTGCCAGGGGTACAAAGAAGTTGGATTATCGTATCCAGCGTAGGCGTGAGTGGATGATGGCTCAGATGTTCATTGAAGGTGGTTTTACTTATATGCAGAAAGGTGGTGCTAAATTTACAGTGAATTATGGTATCCCTGCCACACATAAAGTGACATTGACTGGAAATGATCGTTGGGACGTGGTTCATGCGGATAGTGATCCTGTTGAGGATATTTTTGATGCAAAGAGAATCCTGTCTGATGATGCTGGGGTATCCGGCCTTATTGCAATGTGCAATAGTGAAGTCTTGAAGGTTCTTATGTTTAAGAAATCTGTTCAGGATCTTCTTTCTAAATCTGCTTTCGGTAATGGTGATCTCTTTGCTCAGCCGGCTCAGGTTATAGGAAATCTACTCGGTGTTGGACCTCTTGCAATTTATGATGACCTTTATGAGGTTCCTGCATATCTTACCGGTAATGTAATTGGTGGTGTTACAACTGATATTTTGGTTGATGATGCTTCCGACTTTGGTGTTGGTGGGACTCTCCGTTTCTATGATATGAGTAAAGTCAACTCTTGGGAAGATTGTGTAATTGCTGGCGTTGCTGTTGAAACTGGCACGGTAACTGTTGCTACTGCTCCTACATTTTCTTATATTGCTGGAGAAGATAAAGTAACCATGAAGAAAAAGTTTATCGGTGATGATAAATTCTTTATGTTCAGTACTTCACAAGATGGTGAAAAAGTTGCTGAATTCATGGAAGCTCCATACGGTAATACAAGACGGTGGGGAAAATTTGCGGATACCAAGGACGAATGGGATCCTGAGGGAATGTGGCTTCGGATTCAGGATAAGGGACTTCCGGTTCTTTATCATCCTGATACTACTTTTACCTACACTGTTAAATAAAGTTGGTTTATTGATTTGATTAAAGCGGGGTAGCTTAAAGTTGCCCCGCTTTTTTGTAAAAGGAGATCCAATCATGATAGTTGTGAAAACTCAAGAAACTTTAAGGGTTCGTAGTAATGGTAGAAAAATTCTTATTCCAATAGGCTCTGTTTTTAAAGGCGGAACTATTGAAGATCTTCCTGAATGGCTCCAAGAGCATATTCCGTACTTTAAAAAGACAGGGGGATGTACGACATTGATTATTAATGAAACAGCGGAAATAGTGCAACCAATCGCTTCCAAAGGCAATGAAATAGATGAAAAAGATGTTGTAAATGATATTGATACAAAAGAAGTTGAAGAAGTTGAAGAACCAAAAAAAGAAGTTGTAGTTAAATTGAAAAAATTGAAAAAATCTAAAATTACGAAAACTCCTTTGAAAAAACGAACAGTTAAGAAATAGAGGTTTAAAATGGCCCTTGCAAATGAAGAGGAATTAGTCAGCTTTGTTAAAGATGTTATGGGTGCCTCATATGAAAAAGTGGCTCATGATGGTTTTAAACGGGCTGTTGCACAAGCAAAAGCAGAATTACATTGGGATTTTCCAATTGTTGATTCTTTTAAAGAATATTGGTTGGTAGAAAGAACCAAAAGATTTATAACGTATATCCTACTTTTTGAATCTGCTCATAAATTTCAGTATAAAAAAATTAGTCTCCAACACCGATTTTCACATTACATGCAATTGTTAACCATGATGGATGAACAGTTTAAAGAAGCTTTAGAAAATAATCCAGATATTTTTGATACTGGTGTTTGGCCAAATCTCACTTTTTATCTTACCAATGGTTTTCAATACGATACTGATGGTGAAGATTTAACATACTTTTAATCGGAGAAAATAATGGCTGGTATTGGTTCAGATATAAAAGATGTTCTTCAAGAATTAGCAACTCCATTTACTATTTTTAAATTAGATGGATCTGTTATTAATGGGGAATATCTTGATTATGAGATGTATTATGAACAATCCACCGAGTTCATACGCCAATTTGCTTATTCTGGTGATTTTCAATACGATTCTAAAGTACAAGGTGGTGATTTAATTTCATTTGATAATAAATATTTTTTAATGATGAATGTTAAAAAAACCATGTTTGAAAATGAAGCTGTTGATTATTCCAATTTTTTTATTGAATGTAATTCAATTGGTAGAATTTCGTATCCTGTAGAAACCAGAGATATAGATACAAAAAAGAAAACGATTGTTTGGACTACTTTATTTGATACTATTCATGCTACTATGACTCCAAATGCTTCAAAGGATGAAGAAATAGGATCTACCAGAAATTTATTAGATAGATTTACTTTATTTATACAAGGTTATTCTGGTGTTCTTCCTGGTTATAGATATTATCCAAATATTAATGATTTGACTGAGTATTACCATATTTCTTCAATTGATAAGTATAGATTTTCTGGTTTATTATCTATAAAATTAATAGAGGACTCAAGAGAATAATGGCTGCCAATTCTCCTACAAGTATGCTTTTTTCCCTTAATGGGAAAGATTTTATGGCCTCTTATAAAAAATTAGAGGCTTCTTATAGGTATTATAAAGGCACCATGCAGACACTTGCACAATGGTCTGATACAGACGGTGGTGGGCGGTTTACAAAATTAATTTCTTTGGATTACATTTCTTATTTAAAACAATCAATTCATAGTGGTAAGTATAAAAGTGGTGTTCCATATAATGAGATGTATGGTAGACTGAAAGCAAAGAAAGATCCGAGAGAATGGATATTGGATGGCAACATTTTAAATAATATTTCTGTTATTTATAGAGGAAAACATACGCAAACTGTAGGTATTCTTAGAAATTTTAGGATACCTAGGAAAAGTATGAATGGAAAAATATATAAAGGTAAAACGATAAGTGTTGCCAAATATGCAATGATAAATGAATTTGGTTTTGCCCATCATCCAGCCAGACCTATATTTCAACCAGCTATGCGTGATTTTATAAAAACTCATTTTCCTCCAATGGCAAAAGCTTTTGAAAGGGCAATGAAGAAGGCAGCGGATAAAGAAGTTACCAGAATAAATGCAAGTTTAGGTTCTTCTTCAATTGCAATGGGGGATATTGGGAATGTTGTCAGCCAGGCTTCTCTTGACTCTTTTGAAGAGGTTGGAAATGCTAATATTGATAGAGATTTTAGTGCCGATATTTTTTCAGAAGGATTATCTTCTGATTCTAGACCTATGAGTACCAAAGACCTTAATAAAAGTTCAAGTAGTGCTATATCTAAAGATGTTGAAGATGAAATGGTTAAAATGGCAAAGGGTATGGGTATGACCGTCGATGAATTAAATGAATTTTTGAGTAATGGTTAAGGAGTTACTGTGGAATTAATGAGTGTTCAGCCCAGGGAATTTTTATTTCATTTTGGAATTACTCATTCTGATTTGTTAAAATTCAAAATTATTTTGGATAATATCCAATTTAATTATGACAGTACTGTACCTGCACATATAGCCGCTAAAGATTATTTAGAATCTAAATTGTACCCAGCAATACTTGAGGGATTAAAAGCAGTGGAGGTGTCTGATGGCTCTTAGCCCGGTATCCAGAGAATCTGATTTTAAAAATAGCATCAAAAAATATTTTTTGGATAGTTTAGAAACAATTGAAGGTATTCCAACATTTTTTGAATTTTTAGATGACACTCCTTGTGATTCTTCTGGGAATAAACACCGCAAAT